AAGATTTTGGGAAAAGATATGCTGCACATGCTATTAAAAGAATTGAGGAATATGCTTCAAAAAAGGATTTTAAAGACAATGATCTTGTAGCGTGGTATTAAAAAGCACTTACTAAATAAAAAGGTAGGTGCTTTTATTTATGGAGGTGATTATATTTTGCAGGAAAAATCTATTAAGAATTTGAAGGTAAACTGTGATAGATGCGGGAAACAATTTGAAATAAAAAAGCTCAAAACAAAATGGATAGATGAAAATGTCCAGAGAACTTATTTTGTTTGTCCATACTGTAATCAGGAGTATACTTCGTTTTATGCAGATAAAAGGGTAAGAAAAAATATCAAGGAAATAGAGAAACTTCAAAAGAGATATGACGAAATAGCCCAACAAAACAAAGAAATAATGCAGGAGCTTAGGCAAAAGTATGAAGGGAGTAAATTATGAGTTCTATAAGTAGATTGTCGGAAAAATGTTCAAAATGCCCGAATGCTAAAAAGTGTAGCAATAAAAGAATGGAGGCTTGTGCATATTTGAAGTTACCCAAGAAACTATCAAATGATTGTGGAGCACGTTTAACAAGTTCTTTAATGGAACCAGCAGCAAAACCTTATACTCCCATAACTATTAAAATGGGTGAGTATGGTGATATACACACAAGCTTGGAACAGATACATGAAAATATAATGAAATCTTTTATGTTAAATCCCATTAATGAAAATTGCAATTCCAATAAGTCTTAGAAATAAGGCTTTTTATTTTTGATTTAAATTAGAAGGGAGGTACATTAATGCCAAAAGATTTGTCTGCAAAAGTAGATATTACAGGAACTGATGCGTTCAATGGTTTTGTAAATATTTTAAAAGAAGTCATGGAAGATAAAAGGGTTCCTGATGTAGTGAAGAATGATATCACAGTTAAAATTAATGACTTAATAAAGAAAAATAAGGAGGAACAGCGTAATGCCGAAGTTAAATGAAATTTTAGGAGAGACTGCTTTTGCCCAGATACCAGAAGACGTTAAAAAGAAGTATACTGATGTTGATTTGGTGGATAGCACAAGTTATATTGAAAAATCTGAACTTGATACTGCTAATAATTCTATTAAAGATTATAAAAAACAGCTAAAGGACAGGGATAAACAACTTGAGGACTTGAAGGAGAAAGCTAAAGGAAACGAGGAACTCACAGCTGAAATTGAAAAATTGAAAGAAGAAAATAAAAATGCTGCCAAAGATTATGAAGCTAAAATTGAAAAATTGAACTTTGATACTAAGCTTGATAAGGCTCTTGCAGCTGCTAAGGCTAAAAATCCTAAAACTGTAAAAGCTCTTTTGAATATAGAAAATCTAAAGCTTGATGGTGAAGATATTATAGGGCTTAAAGAGCAACTTGATGGCTTGAAGGAATCTGATGCCTATTTGTTTGAGGAAGATAATACGAAAGGCAATCCGAAGGGGAATATTAATCCCGGGGGTACTGGAAATATAGGAAATCCCGGCTCACAGCAACTAGGTAAGGAACTAAGCTTAGGAGAAAGACTTGCAAAGCAGAAAACAGAGGCCATGAAAGCTACAGAAGCTCAAAATAAATTCTTTTCAATAGGAGGTACAAATAAATGATTGAGAGCATCAAAACTTATATGGGTGAGAACAAAACAATATTGCAATTTGCAGGAGAGTTATTCCAAAATGTTGGAGTAAAGGTCAATAGTGCAGATTTTGAACTTGATTCAGCTACAGGTAAAAAGATAATTAAAGCAGGTACCGTGATAAGTAAAGATGGAAAAATTGTTGATGGTACCACCATAACCAATGACAAGGCTTTTGGATTAGTCTATAGAGATGTAGATCTTACACTGTCCAATGGTACTGAAACTATACCTGCTACTGTATTTGGTTTTATAAATGAAGCTGCGTTACCAGCAGAGGTACCTGCTGATGCAAAAGCGGCAATGAAGATGCTAATGTTTTTATAATCTTTAAGGAGGTTTTTTAATAATGGATTGGAGAGATATTATAAACGTACAGGAAATAGCAACATATATACAGAACTTACCGCCAGAGATATTACTTGGTGAAAGCTTATTTCCAAGAACTAAACAGCAGGGAATGGAACTTAAATATATCAAGGGTGCCAATGAGAAGCCAGTAGTTTTGAGACAGTCGACTTTTGATGTAGCTGTCAAAATTAGAGCTTTAAAGGCTCAAGTAGATGAAATTACTAAGCAGATGCCATTTTTCAAAGAATCTGTTTTAATCAATGAAAAAGATAGGCAGGATTTGTTGATGGCACTTGCAGCACAGAAAAGTACCGTTGTTGATATAATAACTCAAAGAATATTTGACAATTACAAAGGGCTTATTAATGCCGGTGATTATCAAATGGAAAGAATGAGAATGCAGCTTCTTGCAGATGGAGTAATAAATATTATATCTGCGGATGGTGATATTGTATTTGATTTTGGAGTTCCTTCAGGACATAAAGAAGTTTTGGCAGGTACTGCAAAATGGTCTGATTCAGATAACTCGAATCCCGTAATAGATATATTGAGATGGAAAAGACAAATGGCCAATGAAGGATATTCTCTTACCAGGGCTGTGACAAGTGCTGAAACTTTTGCCTATATAGCTGCAAACAAGAATATTCAAAAGGCCTTTGCACCACAAAATCCCAATTATTTGATGGGAGATAATGAAGTTAGAGCTTTTATACAGAATAAAACTGGAATAACTTTAGCAATGGAGCAGGGAACTTATAAGCTTGAAGATGGAAGTTCTCAGCCTTACATGCCTTCAGGCAAATTTACATTGATACCTGACGGAATTTTAGGTAACACATACTATGGAACTACACCAGAAGAAGCAGACAAGTTATTTGGTTCTGGGCTTAATTGTGAAATAGTTAGAACTGGAGTTGCAATAACCACTATGAGGAAAGAAGATCCAGTAACGGTACAGACTAAGGTATCTCAATTGGGGATGCCGAGCTTTGAACGTGCAAATGAATGTTTCTTTGCAACAGTAGCATAGAGATTTCAATTTCTCTGTGCTCAATTTTTTATATGAGAAAGGATGATATAAATGGCAGCAGCCAAGGAAAATGTGGTTGAAGTAACTGCAAAAGTTAATATTAAATATGATAATGACATAAAGAAAGCTGGAGGAAAACTAAAGATAAGAGAATCTGATTTAAAAGAACTTCAGGGTAAAGGATATATAAGTTATATTCCGCCAGTACAGAATCAGCAAACATCACAAAATCCGCCCAGTAAGTAGGTGAAGATTATGGCCAGCGATTTGAATATATTGAAATTTAACCTGCAGGAGAAAGAGTATCCTTATTTTGATGATGAGGATTTACAGCTGTTGCTAGATAAAAATAATGGAGATGTACAGGCTGCATCTTATGAAGGATGTATGAAAAAAGCTTTAGCAGATGATTCGCTTACCTTATCCGATATAAAGTTAACCAGCAATAGAGAATATTGGCTTTCACTTGCAAAACAATTTAAACCAGCACCGAATTATATTACCAGCATGAAAAGAGCTGATGGACAGTGAAATGGGATGAAACAAGAAAGCAGAGGATAAGAAACCAACTTACAAAAAAGATTACTCCATTTATGAAAGATGTAATAATTCTAAGGACTGGAAAAAATATTTTTGGAGAATATGAGGAAGATCAATATGTCTGTAATATTAAAGGATATTACCATATAGGAAGCACTTCTGTTAATATAGTCAACAATAGTACTGAAGCTGCAAATTTAAACAGGAACTATCAGGACAAATTTTTGATGATAGTTGATGATGAGGTTAAAAAAATAGAAGAACATGACTATTTTAAACTTGATGATGTTATGTATGAAATAATAGACAAAGGGAACATTCAAGATATTGTCTGGGATACTTATTTGAGAAGAAAGGAATGAGAATTATGGATGGTTTTAAGTTTGATGCATCTGATTTTTTAAAGAAAATTGCCAGTGGAAGTGGCGGAGTAAATGGAAAAATGAAAGCTGCAGTAGGAGTTTATTGTGATAGTTCCGGTAAAAAGATGGAGGGCTATGCTAAAAACAATGCTAAATGGGAAGATAGAACCGGAAATGCAAGACAGACAATAAAAGGCGGATTCAAATGGGAAGATAATAATAAATGCAGTGCTTATGTAGCTGGCAATATGGAATATTCCCCATATCTTGAGTTGGCACATGCTAGAGGCAAAAGCGGAGATGATGAAGTCGGCATGGAAGTAGCTCCTTCATTCTCACAATTGGAACTTGCCAATGAGGGAAAGTATGCAATATTAAGACCTACAGTCAGGAAGCTTACTCCTGAATTTATTAGTGGAATGACTAATCTTTTAAAATAAGGTGATGATATGGCAGAGGCTAATTTTAAATATGCAGTTCCAGGAGATGTATTACAAAGTTATATAGATGGATTATATGAACCACGTACCGTATGGGAGCGTGTTTTTTTATTACTTAAAAGTAAAGGTGTAGATGTATATTCTCCAGGACAACATGAAAGAAAATGTACATCTCCTTATGTTGTAGTAAAGAATACCGGGACCATGGGATTTCAAGGCAGTAACCAAATAGGATCACAGACTTTAGACGTAATTATATATTATCCTGCAACAAAT